GCCCGCAGCAATCAATTCTAACCCTGTCATTCTTCATCTCCATGTTTAGAAAGTATTTCATGAATCCTGTCACTTATAACTGTGTGCGCTATACGTATTTCATCTAGAGAACATTTTTCACACATTTCTCTAACACTGTCCCAGCTATCTGTTCCATTGGTGCCATATAAATATCTTTTTTCTCCCCGATTAGAAACGGCACTTCTAAGTTCTTTTACAGTTAATGCCTGTAAATTAGAAGACGGCTCAGTTAAAGGTGGGGGAACGTTACCGGGAAGACCAACAGTAACTTTATTTTCATTTAGAAATTTTAAAAGTCCTTTTTTGTCATAAGGGACTTCAACTTGGTCAAATGCATGTCCGTAAGAACGAGCATCATCTTGGTTACCAGCCCACTGGCCTAAATGATTTACATAGAGCTTCATTTTAAATCCAATCCGGTTGAGACCTGTTAGTCCATTTAAGAATATGAGATTTGTCTTTTCTGTAATACTCCCTGTACGCTTCTATATAATTATCACACTTGAACTCATCTGGCATACATTGGGGAGGAGGTGTATGCATTTTATAATCTTCATGTGTTACAGGGCAGGAAAGATAATGAGCTTTGATACGTTCTAAAATTTCAGTAGATTTATGGTCTCTACCATATCTATATTTGTATTCTTTGCCAATTTGCAGGCCATGTTGAATTGCCCAATTCATATTATAAGAGTTTTTTCTCACCCAAACATTCATTGGATGATTTGGAAAAGCTTCTTTATAAATTGAGTTAAGGAATTCATCTGAGCAGTCAGTGATCCTTCCTTTTTCTAAATCAGTTAAATGCCACTTACGAAGTGCAGTGCTACACATTTGAGCAGTCTCTAAAACCATTTTAACTACATGCTTATCACATAACTGCTCAGCAGATTTAAATGGTGATTCATCTATAAAAAATATATTCATGTCAATTTCTCCTAAGTTATAAGTTATAAATTATTCTCTATTATAGCATATTAAGTGATAAAAGTAAAGCTCTATTTTTTAGGGAACATCTTTTTTATCAAAATATACAGCATTATTTACCTATAATTTCATTGGCTGTCGTACCTTGGGCGTTCTCATCTAATTCTTTTTTGATGTCAGCTTTTCTGTTTTTAATTTCTTGTTGTTTGAGTTTTTCCATTTCTGACATTGGTTTTTTGTGTGGCACGGAGTCTACGATTTTATCAAATTGATCTTGAATCCGGCGCATAAACTCTTCATCAGTAGACATATATTATTTGTCCTTATCACGTAGGTTGTTGAATAGCTGAAATAATGTTTCAACTTTCTTAGTTAAATGCTCCACATCCACTTTTGTTTTTATAATAGCATACACCATACCCCCCAAAATTGCGAAAGCAGCAATGGCTGTATTAAGGAGGTCTAGCGCGTCAATGCCTTCCATATTTAACCTTTTAGAATTGTCTGGGCGTTCCTCTTGGCTCTGTTAGGAACTTGATCAGCGTAATTACTATCTAATAGCTCGTCGTGCGCATTTAGCCATTGTTCTTCTTCCATTGCTGCTAGAAATTTAACAAATTTTTTCAATTTTGGCATTCCTAAATTGAAAACTAAATCACACATTATTAATTGTCTTTTTTCTGACAAATTGTTCCACCAAGGAAATGAATCGTTCAATTCTGTCATAACTATGGAGATGTCAGTCTTCAAAAGAAACTCTGCTTCATCTATAGTTATTCCTCGTTCGTCTAAACAACGACCTATACCAATAGTTAATTTGTTTAGAGTGTCTTTATAGGGCATTAATTCACACCCTTCTTCATATTTTAATTTTTCTGTTAATTTTTCAACGAATGTCATTTACGTCTCCCGAAAAACTTAGTCACTCCCCTATAGCCGAAACTTGCTGCAACGATGACACCTAAAGAATATTGATACCATTCCGGCATCAAAGATAATTGATTGAAGCCGATTTGAACAACATCTTCACATCCAGGAATGAAACAAAGCACCAAAGGTATGCAAAAAATGATAGTTAGAAACTCGTCTTTCCAGGAATGGGCAGAAGCTTTTGCTTGTTCTATATCCCAATCTATTTCACCAGTAGCCTGTCTTTCTTTTATTATAGCTTCACTTTTTATTGTTACTATTTTAGCTTCTGTTTTAGCTTTTTTGGTTGCAACATGCCCCTCGAGCCAAGTTCCCGCAAGACTTGCTATTGGACCAAGGAGATTGCCTATCACTTCTTATTAGCCCATGTGCTGAAACCCATGTATGCTCCACACAAGCTAGCTAGTGCAAAGTACATAGAACTAATTAAGCCGCTAAGGGCAGTAACTCGCTCATCACCAATGATAGGCGTGCACAAAACAACAGTCATGCAGACCATCAAACCAAAAGCACAAATAGCCATGTACCTCTGAGTTTCTTGTTTATCATGGGCGTCACTGGCTTGCAGCTCTTCAATGCTTACTTTTCCGTCTCCGTCAAAATCTTTAGCTGGGGTCATAATTTGTCCTCACTCAAATGCTGCAATTAAAAATGCTAAAACTAAAAACATAGTGCAAAATGCTATAGAAAGTTGAATCAACACTGGTTGTCTGCCTATCCAATCGTGCATAGCATAATAAATTTTTTTCATATCATTACCTTTGTTGTATTTTAAATAATTTAGGATATTGCCTTTTAAATTGAATTTCCTCTTCAGTTAAACCTTCTTCACCTTCTGTAGAAACTTCTTCTGTGACAGTTTCAGTAGTTTCAGGAGAAACACTTTTACCTAAATTAGGATATTGGAGTTGAAATTCAGTAGGCTGTTGTGAAGTTTCTTCTTCAACTGAAACTTCTTCTGTTACATTTTCAGGAGCTGATGCGCCTTTTTCAGTAGAGGGTAAAACTTGCGCTGCTCCATATATGTTAGTCATTTCTCTATTGTCTAACATTTTTTGTTTTGGTGCTTTTTTAGAAGCATAATTTTTTAAAGCTTCTACTGTAGCAGCTACTTCTTTAGGGTCATTAGATATCAATTTTTTAGCTAAAGAAGCTTGAACTTCTTTTGACATCCCTCCTCTGGCTATGGCATTAGCCACTCTTTCTAAAAGAGTTCCGCTGGAAACTAATGTTTGTACTCCTGCCGAAACTCCTTTCATAAAATTAGAGCTGTCTGTTTCCTGTACTCCTTCTTTACCTGCTTGCATACTAGCTGTTTTAGAACCTCCTAAGATTTTACTTGTTCTTTGAAACAGCTGGGATTCTCTTAACAGAGCGTTTTTGTATAATTCATACCCTTCATTACCCATGGCTGGAAAAAGGATCTGTAACCTGTTTTTCATATCTGTAGATCCTATCAATTTCCTAGCAAAATTTTGATCAGTGTCAGGTTTAGTTATCATGTCTAACAAATTTCTGCTAGCTCCGATTGAATAAGCTTCTATTTCTGACTCACTCATATCTCCTAGTTTTTGTGCCAATTTTTCAGGAGGAATATTTTTAAAGTTTTTCAAACCTTCTTGTAAAGCTTCTACTGTTTCTAAATCACCTTTATATTGAGCTCTAGCAGCTTTATAATCAGGAACTATTTCATCAACTCTTTCTACAAATGCATTTTTTAATTCTTTAACCGCAGCAGCTTCGGCTCCCCCTAAAGCAGATTTACCATCGTAACCTGTACGGATTATATCATCTAATCCTCTTTTCATATAATCTAATGTTCTTACGTCAGGTAGCTCTCCAGCATTTATATCAGTTAGTGGTGGAAAAACTTCTTCTCCTCTAGCTTTTAAAGTGCTTCTTTCAATATCAGCTATAGCTTTAGCTCTTTTGTATGCAGCTTTCAAAACATCAGAATCTTCAATAAGTTCATTTATCACGTCATCATTAACTTGGCCAAAACTATACGCTTTATTATACGATTCTTTAGCATTACCTCTTAAATTGTTAATAAGCGTGTTTTCTTCCTCATAATAATTCTTTTTACCAAATGTTTCTTCAACTTTTTTAGCTAGTCTACCTCTGGTGTCATCTTTTATTTTTTGAAGACCTGTTTCTATAAGTTCTCCACTTTCATCTAAAATCCCTTGAGTGGCTACTACATTAGTTAAATTAGATGTTGGGGTGCTATAGTTGCCTATAAAGGCAGGTACACCCATAGATTCATCTAACTCAAATTGTCGCATGACATCTTCAGGAGTTCCACCTCTATTAGCCACCGCTTTATAAATTTTTTCTACTACTATGTCATCTACCACTTTACCATCTTTAGCTAACCTGTTTTTAATATACTCTAAACCTCCTTTAAACGCTCTTCCTGATAACGGTAAAGCTGCTCCTAGCCCCAAACCGAGACCTCCTCCTGTTACTGCTCCTATTAGCCGTTCTCCTTCATCAGCACTTCCAGCACCTGCTAACGCTCCTGTTGTAAGACCTGTCGCCGTACCTCTACCTAAAGGATTTCCTTTTATAAATTTAGGTAGAATTTTACCGCCAACTCTTGCTACATTTGCTAAAGCACCTGCCCCACTAGCTCCACCAGTAAATGGGGTTAATAAAAGAGAACCGATTGTAGGTAAAAATCCTCCTACTATTTCTCCTGTCAATGCTGCTCCTGCATTTTCTTTAGAAAATTTACTATAATCTTTATCTATCTTAGCTAGAGCTTGCTCATAAGTTAAATCGTCATCTGCCATAGATCTAAATTTGGCTTCTAATTCATCTCCCCAGCCCATAGCTAAACCTTGGCCTAAATAGGATCTTGCTATATTGCCCCAGTAATTGTCTTCAGCCATAAATTTTCTCCTACTTATGTTCTTTTACTATATTCACCTGAAGAAATTTCTTTAAATCTTTTCTGTTTCTTAGCTCTTAATTTGTATAATGCCATTGCTGCTTTACTAATTATATTTTTTCTAGAGTCTGCATCTTTGGTGTCTAAACCTTGAACTGCTAACAATGCTTCTCGTTCTCCTTCAGACACTGCTCCTCCAAAAGTAGCTTTTAATTGTTTTAAAGCTGATTGAGTTAAAATGTTTCTTAATCTTTCAGTATCTTTATATTCTTTACTGTCCGAAGCAAAAACTCCCGCAGCTGCTTGTTTTCCCCATTCCCAAATAGTACCACCATAAGCTGTGTCTGTTAAACCTGCTGCTTCTTCTAACAAAGTCAGAGCTTGATCTAATTCAGTTATAGTGTCATCTAACTTAGATTTCATAGTTAATTCAGCATTAGTTAAAGACTCAGCTTTTATAACCGCTGCTTTTAATTCTAATTTTTTAGTTAGCTGTTCGTTTTTATAATACTCTTCAACAAAAGTATTATATGCAGGAGTGCCTCTTTTTAATCCCATATCTTTAGCAGTTTTAGCTGCTGCAGTTAAAGGTTTTTTACTATCATATTCTCTTTTGTTTGCTATTACTTCTAAATCATATTTTTTGTCTCTATTAAATTTCTCATGTTCGGCCATAAGATCTCTATAATAATTCCTAGTAGCTTTTATTTCATCTCTTTCTTCTTTAGCCAACCCTGCAGTATTTTTCATTCTATTTTCTAATGCTGTTATTCCAAATTGAGCTGCTTGCATTTTTAATGCATCACCCTTAGCTCCTGCAGTTCGTTTTTCTTTTTCAATTTCAGCAAATTCTTCAGCAGCACTAGCCACACTACCCATTAAACTACCGTCGTCAGACTCATTTAATGCAGCTGCTAATCTAAACCATTTTTCTGATTCACTAGGACCTGCAGATTGTCCTGTAGCCATGTCTTCAATCATTTTTTGGAATGCTGCTGTATTTTGTCCTAATTCAACCTGTTGGGCAGCGAGCTGTTTATCATAACTGGTAGTCATAGGTTTATCTAACATTTCTACAAGTTCTTCAAACTTAGTTTTGCCTTGGCTAGCTACGTCTACACTTATTTCTTCTAACGTAGGTACGTTAGTAACTTCTTCAACTGATTGAGGTGTTTCTATTAAAACTTGTACTCCAGCATCTTCTATTCCAGCCATGCCAGCATCTTCAGCGTGTGGCCCACCATGACGATAGTTTTTCACCGATCCACCTCTTTTGTACCAATCACGTCCTTCTTCCATTCCGTAATCGACATAATGTTCTTTAGCTATGTTAGCTAAAAACGCTGGCCTGTCTGGTCCTGGCAATACTCCAGCTGCATCAGCGACTCTCTTAGCATGAGCATATACGTCTGGATTTCTGCCCAAATAATTTGCCCAACTTGGTTGTGCGTTACTAGCTAATGCCATTGGGTCTATATTACGTGCGTCTTCTATTGTCAATATACTTTCGTCTGGCAATGGGTTGTTTAAATTAGCATTAATAATGTCTTGTTGTTGGGCAAATTGAAGAAAATTGTCAGTGACTTCTCCATCTACCACTGGAGGGTTATCAGGATCAAAATATGCTTGATCTGTTGTCATAATTGTACCAGTAAATGGTGGATTGGGATTAACAACAGTTGGGTTTCTAACTATAAAAGGTGCGGACGGGTCAACAGGATTCGTAGATGTTCCGACATAGTCTGGATTTCTTAAAATGTTGCCATAGTAATTACCAATTTGATCTGACACCAATTGATTGCCAGTATTCCTGATTCCTAAATCAGCAAATTCATTTTCATATTGTCTTAAAAATTGTTGTCTTTGAGCATCGCTAATTGGACCACTTCCAACTTCAGTTATTGTAGCTCGTTCTCCATCTCCTGGATCCCGACCTAAATACATTTGGAACATGTCTTCATATGTTTGAGGCTGTTGTTGTGCAGGTGTTGTACGAAATTGAGGACTCGCATACATAGGCCTGTTGCCTAAACGAAATTGATATTGAGCTTGATAATCATCGAATGCAGCTTGCTTTGCAGGATCAAATGTAACTGTTCCTGGAGTCGTGCCAATCACTTCTCCGAAGGTTTCAGAACTTTCGTCTTCATCAATAATGTCAACGTCTGGTCCTACTTCTCCTGCATATTGAGCCATTGTAGGAGTAGCTAAACCGTATTGTCTCATCAACCTGTTTAATTCAT